CTTCACGCAGCTTCGTGATGATCTGCTCGGAACTGTGCCGTTTCCTCTTCATGAAAGTCCTCTCTGCCCTTACGGGCTGCAAGAACTCTCATACCACCTGGATCAGTTTTTGGGGGTCAGGTCACTTTGACTGCTGCATCGATTGGACTAGGCACCTTTTTGTCACCAATTTCATGGATGATATTTTTCAATTGCTCAAGCTCCTTTCGGTCCATTTCATAAACCAAGACTAAAATTGAATACGCGGCAACGAAATCATTTTTGATTTCTTTATAGTGTCTAATGTTGTCCCAGAAATAGTCACGAGAGATTTTCAATAGGTATAGATGATACAATGCGTCCATGACAATATCGCGATGACCATCAGGGTACTCTAGCACGATCTCTTTGAGAATCGGCACCCAGGCTTGGTCTTTAGCCAAAGAGGATTTCCGCAACTTCGTTAAAGTTGTCCGTGTTTCTTCGTAGGACAGCTCACGCGCTTTTATTTTTTTTAGCTTTTCAAGATATTCATTGCGCGCTTTTCCCTCGTCAACTTCCACCGGCGTTTCCGCGCAAATAACACCTACGCCACAATAAAATATGAGCAGGTAGGCCCAAGCAGTAGCGCATCTTCGCATTGTCATTGTCTGCCTATTCCTTGCGCAAAAGCCCAGGAATTGTGTTCCCAGGCGCAACCTCGGGATTCCCTACTTCACGTGTCTTTTGTTGTTGTCGGAGAGTAAGGCGTTTTGAGGCACCGAGGGTTTCACCCAAAAGATCGGCAAGTTCGTCAACTCTTCTAAAGAAGAGATTGGTCTTAGTGTTAGCCTCAACAGGCGGTCCGGCAAGAGGATGATTTTCGTTGGTTAGAATATGGCAGACCTCGTGGCCCACCACATGAATCGTGCCTGTATTGGAAATATCCCCGCGATCACAGCCTTTGGCGAGAGCCACAGTCATAAATTTACCGGGCGCGTTTGTGCGGAATTCAGTCGTGCTTGCTACGCCTACGGCGTTGTTCCTTAGTGTGGTTCCAGTCGAAATAACGTGGATTACCGTTGGATCGGCGACTCCTTGGAAGCTGTCCTTGAAATTGAACCCTGTAAGATTCATGGCCTCATCGGTGATATTTGCCAAATAACCGAATGTTACCGTGGCAATACTTAATTCTGGATCTGTTGAGGTAGGTTGCAACTCAAGTTCAGGATCGATGTTTTTGATTTCTCCATCCATTTTGACTGCTACGAGGCTGGAAACTTGATCAAAGGTATTGTTGCAAGGCTTGGCGACAATTCCATTCAAAGCAGATACCGCATTAGCGATTTTGCTCGCAATTCCTTCGACGCTATCGAGATTGTTAAAGGTCACTTCCACCAAGGGGCGATTCTTGAATTTTATCGAAATTTTCCGTTCAGGCCCGGCGTTCGGATCGCCCGGCTGGCGCTTATCTACTAATTTGAAAGCATTATTCACAGGGTCTTTGACAGAAACGCTCTTCAAGCGGAAGCGAATTCCTGCTTGTGCCCAATCACGGTCAAGCCGGTCTATTACTCGCTGAGGATTACTTGCCAACGGCCCTTGCGTCGCGGCAGTGAAGCTGATGTAATTCACATCTACCGTGCGAATCGCGTTGAGTCCGTTTTCATAAGTTGGACGGCCCACGGGTAGCTCCGTCGAAACAACATCCTGTCCCTTTAGTACCAGCGTCGCTCTCACGATGTCTCCCAGCTTGACCAATACCGTCTGATGCGATCTTTCCTCATCGTCGAAAACGACAAAAGGTTCAGGATCATCTGGCGGTTTGTTGGATACCAAGCGCACATGCTGTGCGGACCTGAACGAGCTTAGGCCGCTAACCTCTTTGTGGGCCGCCTCGTAAAAATGCGGAACATTTTCGTCCGTCAACAGTTGACCACTGCGCAAAACGTCCAGTCTAAATTGTGGAGTTTCGTCCTGGGGCAAACCTGCGATTTGAATGCGGAAAGTATCGGGGTCGGCTACGGTGCCTTCTACCGCTGGCCCATCGAAACTTGCTGTTTCCGGCAGATTTACATCCGTCACAAACTTGCTTACCATATGGCACCCTTCATCGCCATCGAGCGGAATGACGGAATTATTCTGCCGTATGAATCTCAAAGTTGCAACTGTGCCGAAGAACTCGAAAACCACACCTCTTTGGTCTTTGACGCGAAATACTCCTGTGCCCGCTTCTGTAAACTCCCGGCTTTGCCATCTTCGCTCTGCCTCGTCGGCATGAATTCCTATTACGAAAAGCAGCCATTCATAAACAGTGTCCTTGTTAGGTTCGCCAAACGGAAAAAACGCCGGTCTTATAAATTCCGGGAAAATGTCCCACAGGAGATGTAAATGCAATACAAGCTTCGGCAAATCTGGATCGGTCTTGATACCATTTTTCAAATCCACGCACCGCTCCGCCCCCTGAAAGAGCGTGTACTTTCCACTGACGAGTTTCTCCGTGGTTTCTTCATCAAATTTTAACACCATATGGACAGGATGCTTTTGATCGCATGTAGTTATGGCAAGCCATGAGCCATCCTTGCGCCTATCCCAAACCATTTGAAATTCAACGCTGCCTTCCTTCAATGTGCCGATGGTCGCACGCCAGCCGTTTGAATTGCGAGTACTTACGTCGGCCTCCCCCTTCTCCAAGTTAAGGGTTAGGTCTTTCACGTTGTTCACGGCCTCCCACACCGGAACTGCATAAGTGCCCGTGTTCCGGTAGAGCCGCGCTTGCAAACCCAGTCTCGCACCCATTTTTCACCTCCACCTCGAACGTAATCCCGGTAAGAACGTCAAAAGGCAGAACTACGGCTTGTTTGTCTGTGTTTTGAGATTGCAAGTACTTGATTGCACCGCAAATTCGGCATCGTTTGACAGGCTGTTCCATGTAAGGCGATCCTATCGAACTGAATCTTTCCAATGCTTGGGCAAGCGCGGCTTGATCTTTTCCAAGGCCGGCCCCATAAAAGGGCGCTTAGGGTAGCGTTGGCCGCGGAAGTGCCCGCCGTGCTCGTGCGCGCTTCCCGCTGGACCAACCATGGCCGCATCCGGCCCAATGACTGCCGACTGTTTGTTGCCTTCGACGGCGAAAACGATGGCGCGCTTGAGCTGGCCCCGGCGCGTGTGTGGCGCATCGCCTGGCTGCGATTCCGTTGCGCTGCGCTTGATGCTGCGGCGCGCGGTCAAACGGATCGCGGCGCCCGCGTGTCCTAAAGATTTGATTGAACCTGCCTGAGCCGCCTTACGGATTTTCTTGCCGTCGAACTTCACTTTGGCTTTCGCGCCGAGCATGTTCCGGCCTCGTTGTGCCTAAGAAATTCCGCATCCATTTCGGCATGGGGCGTCGCAGATCGAGGATGGGCCGAATCTTGGGCCGCGCGGGATTTTCCAGTAAGGCGCGGACTTGCGTATCGTCGAGGTCGATTTCTTCGGGCCTATGCTCGCGGTAGAACTTCCCGCCGCGGGCTTTGAATCCGCTGCGAAGCGATTTCCGGCCCGTGTCTCCATCGGTGTCGTAGGCTTCAGCGGGCAACACTTCAATGCCGCTCAGCGTCCGAGCCTTTTTTCGCCGCAAACGCACGGATTCATTCGCCGTCCAAGTCATTTGATTGCGCACTTCTTCGGCACGTAAATGTTCATACTCCGCCTGCAATTCGTCCTGATCAGCCTGCCAGTCGCGGATTTGGAGATGCTCCCCAGTGCGAGCCTCGTGCTCGGCAAAAGACTCGGAGTGCATGTACGTGGTTGTCAAGCCAGCCTGCGCGGTGGCCGGCACGCCTTGGGAAAGCAACTTGTCGCGGCGCGATTCGTTGGTGTAGCGAACGATGCCCGTGTAAAGGTTGTATTCCTTTACGATGCGCGGCGCGGAGTCGCCTGCATCGTAAAGCCATTCAGGAGCATCGGGCGCGTGCGGGGAAACGAGCGTCACACTGCCGTCGCCGTCTTTGACAAATACCTCAACAGTTGCACCGGAAAGCTTCGCGTACACGAATGCGTAGCCAGCGCGCGGACCTGGATCGGCGGCAAGTGTTCCTAACGCAAGGGCGCTTCCACCGCTGCCGCCGCTGCCCTGAAATTGAATCAAGCCGCTGGTGTCGAGATTGATGTAACTATGGTCAAAACGGTTACGCAAACGGGCCGTCTGCAAAACATCGTGGGGCGTGCTACCGATGCGCAATTCATTTTTCACAGTGTCAGTCAGAAAGTCGAAGTGCATGGGCGCGCCTTCAACCTTAACACGCAGCCCGCCTTCCTTGGATTCCAAATAGCCGTGCGCTTCATCGTGGAATAAATGGACTTCGGCAACGCCTTTGCGGTAAACGAGTTTTCCCGCACCGCCTGGTTCGATCACCACGTTGCCGTTGCCGGGCGTCGAGATGATGCGGAAGCCATTGAGCTCAAGGTCGGTGGTAAGCTGGCCGTTGAAGCCACCGCCGCCGCCGCCGAAATATCCCATTACCACGTACCCCCAACCAGTGTCACACAATCGCCAGGAATGCCTTTGACCTGAATCTCGGCGAGGTTCACGCGCTGCAAGGTGTGGTACTCGCCAGGAATCCAGGGAACGTCCGAGCCGCCGTCGCCCAGGGAAAACACAGGAGCGGAATTCGTGGGCGGCGCGGAAATGTCCACGCTCAGAATGAGCGGTTCCGCGCTAAGCGGCTGGTACTCGCCGCTCACGTCGATTTTCCGCATGACCACGTTGTTCATTACTTAATGACCCTGAAGGTGAGCGTCACAACGCTGGTGAACTGGCCGAACTGCTGCAAATGTTCCTGTGAATAGATGGGGTCGCGCCTGGTTTTCACCCAAATGGCGGACGGAAATTCAGCCAGGCGCTTGAAGCGAAAGTAGTCCCCGATTTCCTCGGCCAGTTTCATTAACGGCGCGATTTCGCTTTCGTCGGTCTCCTGCAGTTTCTGCTGCACCGCCACATCGATGCCGTAGTCGTATTGCGTCTTGATGCGCGCGAAGAGGGCGGATTCATCGGCCTTTGGAACCACCGTCACATGTAAACTCTGCATGTCTTTGAGTTCAAAATGAGGCTGGAATTTCCTTTCCGCCGTAAACGGCAAGCTGAAAGTTGCGCCGTTTAACGCAGTACCCACGGCATCGGCGACTTCCACGATTTCTGACATGTGGGATTACTCGATTCACCATTGCTCACTGCCGCCTTTGGGCAGGCGTTCTTGCGGGGAAACTTTTCCGGTCAGTTTTTCCAGCGCGGCGGAGTTGCGGTTGAGCGCGCCAATCAGCGTGTTACGGACCCACGCCTCGTGCTGCTCGAGGGCTTCGGCCATGCGCTCCTCGCGCGTGTGGTCGCGGTAGAGCGTGTAGCCGACTACGAGGCCAGCCAAACCCCATTGCAGCCAAAGCGTGGGGTCCGCGCCAACGGGCACGGTTGCAACGAACAAGACGCCCATCGTTGCCTTCGCCAAGGTTTCGATCACGGAATGGTCTCCACTCCAACTTGTTTCGTGTGAATGCGCAAGGTTTGCCGGTAGGCGTCCGAGTACCGCCATTCCGGTTCCGAACCAGGCGCCATGACCTCGTAAGTGAAAATCTGCGTTCCTTGTTGCTCGCTAATCTTGTCGCCGCGCATGGGCAGCGCAGGCGTTCCGCCTAAAATCAGATCCGCTGCCAGAACAAGAAAATCCCGCGTCTCATATTTCTCAGTTATCCCAAACCCGTTCACTTGCTCGAAAAGCGTGCGCCCTACCGTGGCTTGCAGCGTGGCCGACTCAAGCCCGCGAACGTAGGTGACTGGCCGCGTGCAATGCTTGTGGCGCTGTCCTTCAAGCCACGCAGAGCCTTTTTCCAGAAGATCCATTGGCCTACTGGCTCAGACGCAGCCGTGCCGTGGCATCGGCATCAAGTGATTCCTTGACGCTTTTGCCGATAAATTTGTTGGCTCCGCCACCGTCGGCGGGCGTGGCAATGGACGCGCCCGCATCCCAAAAATAGCGCGTGCCTGCGGCAGTCCCCGTACCCACGCCCGTTGCTTTCGGGAAGTCGAAGACGCCGAAGGGATGCAGCGCGCCGAGTTCCCCGGCTTTGATGGCGCGCTTGGCGACGGCGACAAGCTCGCCCTGCACCACCACGTCACCCGCCGCGAGATCCGCGGGCGGCGTGTAATCCAGCGCGTTGCCGTCATGCACGAACTTAGTCATGGTTTTCTCCAGAACGCTTTTCTTTGCGCCTTGGCGTCTTTGCGTGAAAGCGCCGTTTACGCTTCGCCCTTGGACTTGATGCCGCCGCGCGGCTCCTGCAACGCGACGCCGAAATCGTGATAGCCCCGCATTTGAATGCCCAGCACGTTGAAATCGGCATCGGCGGATTCGACCGTCGGGGTCTGCTGGCCGTTCAGGAAGCAAGCCTCGATCACGGGCAAAACATTGGCATCGGCCAGCAAGTACCAGGCTTTCGTTGAAAAGCCCGCATACTGCGGATTGCTCAGATAGCTGGAACGCACAGGCTGGAATTTCCCCGCGTGCGGATTGGAAATGGCATACTTCTTCGCGGCCGTGTTGCCGTCCTCTCGCAATTCCGTGCTCTGCGTGAGCTGCGAAGCCGTCACATTCAGCGCGTTCGGCACGAGCAAAATGGACGGAGTTACGGCCAGCGGGTTGCCATCGGGGTCGGTCTGGTCCAGGAAAAGCTGCTCGGCCTTGGTCAAGCCGTCGATGGAAAGCGCCGTATCAGCGCCGAGCATGTAATTTTTGTTTCCCGCCGCGAAAAACGCCGCGTTGTTGAGATAGGTGCGCCAGAAAACATCGTTAAATTTCATGGCTGAGCCGAGACCCAAGCGCTTGGGCGTGCCGGTCAAGGCTCCCAAGTCGTCATTGATCTGGTCTTGCCGCGTGATGGAGAACATCTTTCCATAGGTCTTGGCCTGGTTGGCATACGCCATTTCCCCAACCTCGCCGTGTTTCAGTTCACCGTCCGGGCCGACTTCCTCATATTCCATGCCGCCCGTAAGCCGGTAGCGGGTGATTTGCTTGAAGTCCGAGACATTGGCAATGGCGGCAATGGCGCGCCACGCGCTTTCGATGCTGTCAAAACCTTGCAGCAGGAATTTGTTGGCAACATTGGAAAAGATGCCCGGCAACGAGAGCGTGGAAAAGGCCGCTTGGAGCACGCCCCGAATGTCGGCTTTGAACGAGCGGCCCGTGAAGCCGTTGCGCCAGGCCGCTTCCAGCAGGAGTTCTTGAAGTCCGATGCGTTCCTTGAACCGTTTGTGCGCGGCCTCAAGCGTTGGTTCGGTATATTGCTTTTCCGCATTGTCCAGCCGGGCCGCCAGGCACACCGCGGCCTCAAGCACCGTATCGCTGGGCGCTTCGGTCGCGCCGTGCAGGATGCCCGGCGCCTTCGGACGCTCCGCGCGGATCACTTCCAATTCCGTGCGGTTCAAGTCCCAGCCTTCGGCGATGGCCTGGGCTTCCAAGTCCGCGTGTTTCCCCGCGCACGCCTTGCGGATGGCGTTGACCCGCTTGGTCTCGGCGGCAAGTTCCGCGCGATACCTGGTGAGCGGGTCGTCGTAGCCGGGGTTCGCCGTCGTGGGCGGCGCGGATTCCGGCTTTTCCGTCCGCTCAAAGAGCGCCCGCAGGCTGGTCCGCTGTTTCTCGTCCAGCGTTCCCGCCGTGAATCCCTGCGCTTCCAACCACTGCTCAAAATTCATGGTGTTCGTCTCCCTTGCATTCGCGTGTGCAATCACCGCCGCTGAGGTGTCGTCGTCCGCTCCTTGCGCCACGAAAGACACTTCGCCAAGAACTGCCCTGCGCGCGATCACGAGCGGCCCTTCAAAACTCCTG